TAGTCTTTTTGTAATTACCTGCATATCGGCAATTACTTGTAATTCGTTTCTTCTAAGTTGAAGGGCTTTTTGCAATTCACCGACGGTTTTGCTTTCGGTATCTGTAATAGTTTTGCCATAATCTGCCATTTTTTCATCTAATATGATTTTTTCCATCATGCTAGTATTATATTGGCTCATTAGAGAGGTTGCTTTATCTAAAGCCTTTAGTTCTTTTTCAAAGAAAGAACCTTCTACTTGTTTAATAAGAGAAGATCTTGAATCTACTAAACCTTCAGTTATTTCTTTTAATTCTGCAGACACCATACCTAATCTATTTAATTTTACTACTTGTGTGTCTACATGATCTGCATTTGTTGTCAGAGTTATTCCTAAATCTCTAAATAGTGGGTTTATTTCATTTAATTTATTTATATTATCTTGGACTCCCATTGCTAAGTTGCCATATTCTACAGTGTTTACATCTTGTTGTTTTTGTAGTAATCTTAGCTGACTCACTAAACCAGAAGTTCCTATTTGTTTTGCATAAATCTCAATCTCTCTTGTTGTACCTTTAAACTTATCATCAAGTTCAAAGTTTGCTAAAGTAGTGTAAAACTGTTGAGTAGCCTTGTACATATCGTCCATAACTTTCTTTCTGGCGTCAAGTGCTTTATTGTCTTTTGTTGCTTTTTCATATTTTCTCTGAGCTGATACTTCATCATCTATAGCCTGTAACCTCATTTTATGAGCTTTTTCTGAAAAACCAAAAAACTCTAGTACACTTGCAGCCATTTTTTTAAATCCTGCCATAGCTTTTCTAAATCCTAGAATAACACCGTCAAAGTTTTTTATAATTTGTACAATAGAACTAACTACCATTATAACTATACCAAGCACACCAGCTGCACCCATCACTTTGCCTAAGAAAGTCATAGTAGCTGCACCTGCTCTAGATATCATTGCAAACATAGTTTGGAAATGTCCAGTAAGTGTCATGGTCATAATTTTACCTTTTGCAACATATCTTTGCATATGGAATCCTAGTTTTTGAAAAGTAGTAGCACTACCTGCTTTCATTTTTGCAAAAGATATTTCCATATCTCTAACTTTATTAATGTTAGCTCCTTTAAATATACCAGTAGTTATTTTCCCATGTTTTTGATACTGCATTTCTGCTGACTTTAAAGCTTTCTTTAAGTTCGCTTCATCTGTACCAGTCATGGTTCCTTGCATTGCTCTTTTTAACACAGGAGATCCTGTACCAACTTTTCTACGCATACCTTTTGCTTGGCCTTTTAGGTCATTTCTTCCTACAGCTCCCAGACCTGCCCCAGAAGCTGAACTAGATAGTATATCTGTTTTTACTTTTAAAGAGTCTACTTGGCCTTTCATACGTTCTACTGCTTCACCTGACTTGACTGCGGCTGCTGTAAAAGCTCCTCCTATACCGTCAATAGAAGGGAACACTTGGGCAGCAATTGATTTTGCAAATAATCCAATAACGGCTATAGCCGCTACAATATTTTCATTTAGTAGTTTTGCAAAGAAATTAGCTAACGGACTTATAAACTTAAGAATAGTTTGCATTAAGTCTGTAAAAGTAGTTGCTAATTGATTTAATTGATTGATTGGAACTTTTCCAGAAATTGCGTCAAAGTTTTCTGAAGCCTGTCTTAATGTTTCATTTAAAACCGCTTGTGATTTTTCATAAGTAGTTAAATCTTGATAATTTTTACCTATTTGAGCACCATACTTACGAGCAGCAGTTTCCAGCCTTAGTGTAATACCAAGTTCGTCTAATAGTTCTGGTTCTGCTTTTGTTGTACCTTGAACGATACGATTGAATGTGTCTTCGAAGTTTCTACCAAGTGCAATAGCGGCATTTTTAGAAGCTTCTGCTACTTGAGTAATTTGGTCAGTAGTAAAACCTTTTGCAATCATGATTGCTGTAGATGCACCTGCTTTTTGTAAGTCAATCTGAGCACCAGTTGCTACTTTTAACTGTGCCGCAATCATATTCATGTTTACACCAGTTTGGTTAGCAAATGCTTCTTGTGATTGTTGTAAAGCTTTAAAGTCTGCAGCATTTTGCATAACTCTAAATGCAGCTCCAAGAGCAAAAAGGGTGGATGCTAGAACAGCATATGATTGGACAAGTCCGCCCGTCCCTTGTTGCATACGAGCAAAGGCTTTTGAACCAGATTCAACACGACCAGACATAGCCTGCATATTCCTACGAACATCTCCCGTAGATTTAGCTGTACCGTCTAATCCTTTCTGTGCTGCTTTTGCTTTTCGCGCTATACTTTTAAGACTTTCCCCATCAGTAACTTCGATGGTAATAGTTGCGCCTTTAATCTTTTTTGCCATTTACTTTACTTTCGCTTTACGCTTTTCAGCGTCCTGTCGAGCTTTTACTTTTACATTCATCATGTCTTGATGATAATGCTCAATGTGCTTTAAAAAATAGATACAAGTTTTTTTATCTTCTATCTCATGAACATCTAAAACTGTGCCCAATGCAGATAAATCTTTACCCATATAAAAACCTGACATTCCATCCCATCGGTCTGAAAGTAAGTTATGTATAAAAAACGCTTCTTGTACCTCTCTAGGGTATATATCCATAGTTGGAGGCATTTTTTCAGGGTCAGGCTCTTGATTTAGTTGCTCACAAACTGCGAGATACTTCTCTAAATCAATTCCTGTGTCCTTAAAGTGTCTTTTTATTAACGCAAGTATTTGTCTTACTTGCGTTGAGTAAAATTATCCAGATCTCCTACAGTATCGGTAACCCATTGGTCGAAGTCTGCTGCGTTTCTCATTAGAGTCTCCGCATTTTCTTGAGAATACTCAAGTTCTTCGTCTTTGGCCACTCCGCTTGTATCTACTAATAGAAGCTCTTCTAAGTAAGAATACTTTAGCCCTTTCCAATTTTTGATGATTGATTTGCAATATTCGTGTAAGAATGTTTCTTCATCGAGTTTTTCTTCAAATGCTCTAGTTTTCTTATTAAACGTATTTTTTAAGCATCTACTTCTGAGTTTTAGTAACTCTTCTCGACTAAGGTAAGTCAAATCTACAACAAATCCATCGAATCCTGGAAAGTCGATTGATACTGTCTTGCTTGGAGTTAATAAACTCTTCAGTGATACTGGTGTTTTTACTTCTTTTTCTGTCATAATATTCCTATAAAATGGGAGAGCCGAAGCCCTCCCGGTTTATGTTTTAATTAGCTTACGTAAGTAATGCCAACTTCATTTGTAGCTGAAGCGGCTGTACCTGATGATAAGTCTGTTGATAAGCCATGGAAGGCTACATCTACGGACACTACATCTTCGAAACTATGTGATGGTAATTCTAAATGTGCTTTCGCAACTTGAACATTTGCTCTTGGAGTATTACCACTACCTCCAATGCTGAATGTTAAATCAAATGCGTTTGTAATTACACCACGAGATTCTTGCAATCTCTCAAATAAGTCAAGCGAGCCATTTGCAGTATCGTTTAGATAACAAGTGAAGTTACCTGATACTGACCTTGTACCCATGACATGACCTAATGGTAAATTAACTGAACCTAATGTTTCTGGTGTTAAGTAAGTAAGATTATTTTCTATTGTAATATTACCTCCTGTTAATGTAACACCATATGTTACATCACTTCCGTCAACATTCAATGCGCCTAATGTACCTGTTGATTCTGATACATCAAAGCTGATTGCTAAGTCTGTTAATTTTTGTCTAATATAATTACTTGTTGAACTAATGCCTTCGTCAATTAAGCCTAAAGCAGTTGTTCCTGAGCTTTCTGTGTTAAGAGAAGCTACTTCTTCAACTGATTGACCATTTCCAGACCAAGCAATTTGTGCTAATCCTTCTATGTCAAAGTCAATTGAAGCTGAACCGACTGAACAGTTTGCTAATTTATAAACTGTTACGCCTTGTGTTCCTGTTGTATACAATGCTGTAGAAGTATCTTTCGATGCTCCTAGTACAAAGTATAAATCAAATACCCCTAGTGTTACTTGGTTAGAGTTTCCAAAATCAAAATGCTTCGGCGCATAAGTCGCTGCATTGTTTGCAAAATCTCCTGTTCCACTACTTCCAATTGCTCTATCGTACGTATTCGCCGACATAGCTGACCATAAAGGTCCTTCTATTGCAAAGGTGCCTCCATTACCAGCATGTTGACCCGAAGCGCCAGCATTGCCGCTTCCTGAAGTCGTAGGTCTCATGTAAGTAGTCATACTCCACTCTGCCGGTGCAAAAGAGTCAGTAAACATTGCTCTACCTCTTTTACTATACCCAGTTGAGTTAGCAGCCTCACTAAGAGTTACTTCTGATGTATTTGTGCCTTGGCTAAATGAAAATCCGTCTAATACAGGAATCTCGTATAGAGCTGTATTAGCTGTCGTATCATCATGTGTCCATTGCATAAACACTTTGGTATCTCTACTAAAGAAAAATGCCATTATTTTCTCCTATTTAATATCGAATCTCGCAAGTGATTTCACCCACTCCCAGAGGTTCGAGAACTCCTTCATCTGTGTCTACTGTAGCAATTGTAGTTTGCACCGTAGATTGAGATGTACCTGTCGAATCATAGTACGTGAGCGGATCATTATCCTCCAGTACTGTTTCAACATCTTCTAACAATTCTTCGAGTGCTTCAATGACATCATTGTCATCTGAAACGTAACATCGAACCGTTATTCTTAAAAATCTAAATCGAAAGCCACCGCCATCGTATTCTCTTGTTTCAGTTCCTGCTCCAATATGGATGGCAGGGAACTCTGTGACTTCGTCCCAAAACTTGAGTCTTCTTTCTACACTTTGTACTGCACTTCTAAAAGGTGGAGTACCATTTATGTTCTCAAATTGTTGTGCGAGTGCTTCAACTATTGCTCGGCGTCGCGTGGTATGTTTCCTTGCTAGTCCTTCTTCCATTAGTTTACTGTTACTCCGAATCTTGCTCCAACTATTCCAGTCGCTATTTCTCTGACTGACCTTTTAATTAACGCTTCAGGGTTTCTTTGAGGAGTATACTTTTTACCCCCTGGTGCGAATGTTGAGTATGGGTCAGTCATATAGTTTGCCTCAATCATTGTGCTTCCGCCCCTTGGCCCTTGTGTTACATTATCAACTCTTACTGAGTTTGCAAATCTACCTGTTCTATAATTTAATGCAGGACTTGTCATATTCTTTGCAACTACTTGTGGTAAAAGTTCATTTAGTAAGTTTCTTAACGCCATTGGATTTTCTCCTGCTTTTTGTTCTACATGCCCACCAGTAGTATATCCTTTCTTAGTTCTTGCTCCTTTGCCTTGAGTTGCTTTCCTTCCAGAAACACTAGCTTTTG